ATCAAATTAAATCAACTCTTGATAAAAGTCAATACGAAAAACTATTAAAAGAAAATGTTCACCTTGCTGGTTCTAAAATGTTCGGCGACTTTATCTATAAAGCTGAAATTAATGGAAGCACTAAGGCAAGATTTTTACGACTATTTAATGACGATGGAAGCGGTTCGCCACTCGACCGAGCAAATACAAATACGCTCGAGGCGTCAGTGACAAACTTTACTGTTGATAGTACTTATGTTACTGCCGACCACGAACCGGTATAATAAATATTTAATAATTTAAAGGAGATTCTGCTGTGGCCAAGCAAACAATTAACATCGGAGCATCTGCGAATGATGGGTCAGGTGACCCGTTACGTAATGCGTTCGATAAAGTCAACGACAATTTTAACGAAATATATTTTAACTTTGGTAATGCCACGACACTTACCAGCATATTTGATTCCAATGGGAATTTAGATTTATACGGAAAACCTCACAAAGTATCATTTTATTATGATACATTCGCTGCTTTAACTGCTAATAACCCAGGCACATATCACGGAGCAATTGGCCACGCTCATGATACTGGTGCTCTATACTACGCGCACGGTTCATGGAGAAAGCTTCTAGCAGATACTTCTGGTGGTACAATTACAAATTATACAGACCCTCTTGCTCCCTATGTCTACGCAAATAATGTTACGAATTCAGAAACATCTGATTATGTATTAAAGACAAATGCTGATGGTACATATACTTGGGTTGAACAAGCAAGCGGTGGAGGCGGAGGTGGAGCCTCTTCTGCTAATACATTTGGAACAATTGCAGTTGCAGGTCAAAGTAGTGTAGTAGCTGATGGTTCAACAGATACACTTACTCTAGTAGCTGGTTCTAACGTTACTATTACAACTGATGCTAATGCAGATACTATTACAATTAATGCTTCAGGTGGTAGCGGAGGCGGTGGTACTGACCTCAACAGTTTAACAGGTGGAACACTTGATGTAGCAGCAGATAGTATTGGATTTATTGATGCTAATGATTCTAATGCTTCAAAGAAAGATACAATAGCTGATTTTGTTACAGCAATTGCTGGTACTAATATTACAGCTTCAAATGGAGTATTAAGCGTTGCAGCACCAGGAAATACATATACAAATGCTGATGTTGATTCTCATTTAAATACATCTGGTGCAGGTTCCAATGAATTCCTACAATGGAGTGGTTCCGATTACCAATGGGCAGCAGCAAGTGGCGGCGGAGGTGGAGCATCTCGTGTATCAGAAGCAGAAACAACTGCTTCAATCGCAGATGGTTCTTCAGGTTCTGTTGAATATGCTACATTAGGTAAATCATTCGCATTACAAAAAGTTACAGTAAACAAACAGTGTTGGGTTAGAATATATTCTGACACAGCAGCAAGAACAGCAGATGCAAGTAGAACACAAGGAACAGACCCGTCGGATGGTTCTGGTGTTATTGCAGAATTTATTGCTACAGCTTCAGGTACAACAACATTTAAAATAACCCCATCAATTATGGGTTGGTTAGACAATTCAGAAACTGAAGTTCCAGTAGCAATTCAAAATAATTCAGGAAGTGCAGGAACAGTTACAGTTACTATCGACGCATTAAAATTAGAGAGCTAATAAATGGCTAAACGTATTCATAACGTAATCCTCCAACCAGGTACAGACGAAGCTTCGTTCTTAGCTAATGAAGCAGCTGGAATGGAAGTGGTCAATAACTTTGACCTTTGGGATGCTATTATATGTATGAGATTAACTGATGAAGAATCGGCTCAATTAAATACAAGTGATAAAGTTATTGAATGTTTACCTGAAAAGCCTGTTGTTGATTTAATTACGTATCCATCATCAACTCCAAGATATACTGGACCTGATGTTAGTCACATTACAAGATATACACCATCATCACCAAGCACAAAAAATGGTAAAGACTATACTGGAACAAATATGTATTTTACCAGTGAGTTTGAATTAGATGGCACAGGACTAAATCCTGCAACTCCACCGATAGGATTTTTTGGTGATACTGAATTTGAAGATGCAACTAAAAGTAATTTCCTTGGTGAATATGTAGATATTGTTGCTATTGAAGCAGGTACTCCATTCTCAGGTAATGCAGGTCACGAAGACCATGTAGATTTTGAAGAATGGGATTCTACTAATTCTAAGTTTGTTCCAATGGAATGGTCAACAGTTTCCGGAGCATTAAGTTCAGCTCGTAACAATCAAGTTTCAAATCCTAGTTCAGACTGGTTTTCATCTCATGCGATTGGTGTATTAAGTGCAGCTGGCGGCAAGTATTGCGGTTGGGGTAAAAAATCAACGCTTAGAGTTTTATACTTATCTGATGGTGTATCTAATGCGTATTATGGCGCACTTCAGTGGCATATTACTAAAGCAGTAAATCCAGCAACAGGTGTTCGTAATGCAACAGTCGTAACTGGAGCATGGGGATATTCTAGTGTTGACCACGAAAAATTCTATATTATTGATGATATAAATCAAATTGTAGCTTATGATGAAGATGGTAATTCAACAACAATAAATCGTGGTGATATCCAAGCAGCAACCTGGAATATTACAATGACAGCTTCAGGTTCAAGCGCGTACATAGTTACTGGTGAAGATAGAGTTTACGAAGGAACATCTGCAAACTCTCCTATTAATAATAGAGGAATTGTATGTAATCCAGGAGATACTGTGATTATTGACAACCAAGCTTCTGGTGGACATCCATTATATGTCAGAACTACTGGAGGTAGTAATGTTCCAGGAGTAAGTGGTCAAGGAACAAGTACAGTCACATTTACAATGCCAGACGCTACAACTAATTATGATTATGTTTGTGATTTCCATCCAGCTATGACTGGTAATATTTCGTGTATAAAAGACACAAGCTCTTGGCAAGGAGATTATAGAGCATTTGCAGATAACTTAATTATTCCGAGAGTTATCCAAGACCCTGCAGATAGTACTGATAAATGGATGATTTCTATTCCTGACCAATCTCGAGGTTCTTTCTTTGATACAGTAATGTCTCAATATAATAGCTATAATGGAATTTATCATTTTAAGAGTGCAGGTAATAATGCACATGTTGCTGTAAGTCCAACAGACCCAAGATTTAATACTACAGTAAGAGTAGATGCTGGCGTTAGTTATGTAACAAATACTTTAGATGGTGATGGTAGAAATCAATTTACTAATTCAACACAGGGTGCTCAAGCGTCATATTATCCACTTAGAATTGAAGTAGAAGGTGGAGATAATCAATTTACAATTGCAGCTTGTCAACAAGACGACGTTAATAGATTAATGGACGATTATAGTAGTCGAGGTCCAATGATTGATTTTGCTGCTTATGGTGCTTATACTTGGACATCATATCCTACAACTACTTTCTTAGATGGTAAGTGGGGATATTTTAGTGGAACAAGTTGTGCTGCGCCGGTTGCAGCTGGATGTGCAACAGTATTTTTAGAACATTACTTTACTCAACGAGGAGTATATCCAAGTATTGCACAATTAAAAGAGTTAATGGTGCAATCAGCAAAAGAAAATTTAATTGGTGAAGGTATGGAAGGAATTAATTTTTCAAATGTTGCAGGAAGTAAACAAACTCCTCCAGCAATTTATCCAGCAGGAAATGTAGCATCATCTAAATTATATTCATCAAGTAACGTTAATCGCGTTTCTGATAATGATTATCAAAATGGTGGAGCTGATTTAACAGAATTATATGGAACACCACCTTTAAGAGTACATATTCCATGGGGAGTACGTATGGGAACAGGTAAATATATCGCAGGTGGTAGTCCGCAAACAACATTTAAACGAAGACCGACTTCAGGTAGAGCGTGGCCGAGACAAAAAGTTTCTTTCACATCTTGAGGCTGGGAATAAATAATAAAAACGGTTAGAGTCTAATTCAAAATGGCAGAAATATTAAGCAATAGTTTTAAAACAGATGTAACAAGGTTATTTATTGATGACCTTGCTAATAACGATTACTATGTTTTCGTTTCTGGTATTGACACTTTTTCACCTGAAGATGCTCAAGCTTCTAAAACAGGATTTTTAGAGCGCACACTTTTTGGTAAAAAAGTACTTCAAGATGACATTCATTTTATGATTAAATACTATCCTTGGCAGGTTGGTCAAGTATATGTTGAATATGATGATGCAGTTAATTTAACAGACCAAAGATTTTATGCAGTAGTAGGTCCAAACGATAATGATACGGGTGATTACCGTGTATTTAAATGCTTAAACAATAATAATGGTGGAGCTGCTAGTACACCACCTAGTTATGACCCAACGAATACTAGTCAAATTTATCTAACTGCTGATGGATATGTTTGGAAATACATGTATGTTATTTCTTCATTAGAATTTGATTCTTATAACGCAATTGGTTATGTGCCAATTACACCTACACCATCTCCTAATAACCCATCAGCTAATACTGCAAGCACAATTTCAGATATAGTTGTAACAAATCCAGATGATAATTTCGGATATGATGAATATACAGGTGGATTAATTCAGACACCATTCGCGTCTGGCGTTTTAATTGTAACACCGTTTTCAGATAATTGGAGCCCTGTAACTAATTACTTTACAGGCCAATATATTTACACAACTAATCCATCTAATGGAATTTCTAGATTATTCCAAATTACTTATTATAGCTATAATCAAGCTACAGGTAATGCTGAAATTAGAGTTGGCGCAGAATTACTAACTGGAGTAGCTACACCTGATTTATCTGGTGTACAAAGTAATGCTAATTTTAAAATTATACCTAGACTTAATATAATTGGAGATGGTACAGGCGCAGTAGCAATACCAAATGTTGTAAATAATAGAATAACTTCGGTTACAGTTTTAGACGAAGGAAGTGGTTATACTAATGCTGTTGCGAGCGTTATTGACCCAGGCGCTAATTCATTTTTACCGGAAGATGAAACAACAACAGATGTTCGTGCGTTAATACGACCTCGTTTATCTCCACCTGGCGGTCATGGATTTAATTTAATCGACGAATTTAGATGCAAGCATTTTGGTTTTTATGGATATATTACAGCAGAAGATAATACATTAATTGGCGATGTAAATACTTATGGTGGTATAGGTATAGTACGTTCGCCCGAATTTGATACAGGGTTTACAGCTAATATATTTGATAATAGAATTGCAATAGTAACAGATGACTATAATAAAGTATCTGCAAACAGTACAATTATTCAAGTAGACAGTAATAACGATACAGTATTTAGTGCAAAAGTACACGAAGTTGATGCATCAGCAAATACGGTTTATCTTGCTGAGTATTTAGGACCATATTCAAATAATGCTAATACAGGTCAATTACATACAAATAATACAAACGATGTCCCATTAGATTTAAACTTACCATTTAGAAACGAAACTGGCCAGACAATCAATATAAATAGTCCGGTAGCCTCAAATGTTACACTATCAGATTATATGCAGAAAACTGGTGAAGTTTACTTTATGGAGAACTTCTTCCCACTTGCTAGGACCGACCTATCTCGTGAGGAATTTAAGTTTGTACTGGAATTTTAAGGAAATAATATAAATGCCTATTAACACAAATCTCAATCAATCGCCATATTTTGACGATTACGACCAAGATAAACAATTCAATCGCGTCTTGTTCAAGCCGGGATTTGCGGTTCAAGCTCGTGAGTTGACACAATTACAAAGTATTCTGCAAAACCAAATTGAACAATTTGGCGATAATATTTTTAAAGAAGGTAGTATCGTAAAAGGATGTACCTTTAATAATATTGACGATTTACGTTATGTAAAATTAGAAGATACTGCTGCTTTTGACCCAACTGAATATGAAAGTCGTATTGTAATAGAAGACCCCACTGGTGATATTATTGAACTAGATTATGTTTATATTATTACTGGCTCTATTTCAGGACTTCAAGCACAAATTATTAAAGCGCGTAAAGGTTCTGTAGCTTCACAACAAAATCCTCAATCAACATTTTGGATTAAATATTTAAATACAACAGCAAGCTATACACAGTTTACAGCTGGTGAATCTTTTAGTATTGATTTATACAAATATAAGCGCGGTACTCAATCACCAAGTGGCGCTAATCCAACACCAATTTTTGCATCGTCTCCAGATGTTAGAGTTTCAACTGCTAGTGATAGAGTAGGTAAAGCATTTGGTATTCAAATGTCACCTGGTATTATTTTCCAAAAAGGTCATTTTGTATTTGCTAGTGAACAAACATTAATTATAGAAAACTATTCTGATGTTCCTTCAGATAAAAACGTAGGATTTGAAACAACAGAACAAACAGTTAGCGCATTACAAGACGACTCATTATTTGATAACGCGTATGGTTCTAAAAACGAAAATGCACCAGGCGCAGATAGATTAAAATTAACACCAAATTTAGTTGTTAAGACTCCTACTGAAGCTAATGCAGATGCTGATTTCTTTACAATTATTCGTTATCAAAATGGTAACGCGGTTGGATTAAGAGATGTTTCTCAATATAATATCCTCGGTGAAGAAATGGCTCGAAGAACATACGAAGAGTCAGGTAACTATGTATTAGAAAGTTTTCCAGTTTCAAGCGATGACAGAATACCAGAAGGTTCAGCAAATACTGAAGTGACTGCATTATTAGGTCAAGGTGTTGCTTATGTTAAAGGTTTCCGCATAGAAAATTCAGGTGAACGTTCATTTACAATTGACCAAATTCAAAGTACAGAAACAGTTAATAACCAAAGTATTGGTATTGAATATGGGCATTATGTAGATGTTACAGGATTTAGCGGCAGACTTGATATTGACCACACTCCAGTTACTTTACAAGACAATACTAATGGTACTATAGGAACAGCTATTGCGCTTAATTTAACACCGACAAGACTTTATCTTTCTAATATTGCATTAAGTGGACCAATTACTAACTTAGATAGAGTATCTGATGGTAACGGTTATGTTGAAGTTGGTAATAAATTAAAAGAAGTATCTAAGAAGCCATTAATATTTGATAGTGGTTTAAGTAGTGTATTTGAATTAACAGACACACTCATTCCAGTTCGACAAAGAGTTGCTGCTACTCACTCAAGTGGTGCTATTACTTTAACTGCAAATCCTGGTGAAGATTTTGATTGTCAACAAGACGACATTTTAGTTATTGCTGATAATGGTGTTCAATGGCCAGTTACTGGATTAACAAAATCATTAAATAATTCTCAAATGGATTTCAACATTGACTCTGGTGCAAATACTAATGTATTTGTTTACCATAACAGAAGATTAGTTGGTACAGGTTCTACCGGAATAGATTCATATAACAAAGTTATTCGCGAGCCATGGGTTAAAGTTACTTATTCAGGTAATGCGCAAGCTTCAGATACACAATATAATTTAGGTTTCCCAGATGTATTTGAAATTAAAGAAATTAAGGATAGCACTGGTGCAGACTTTACAAGTAGTTTCAGATTAGTACGAAATCAAAAAGACCAATACTATGATTTATCATATATTGAATATATCGCAGGACGACCTAAGCCAGCTGACGGTTCTGTCCTAGTTAACATTAAGTGTTTTGAGCTCTCATCGTCCACTGGTGAATACTTCTTCTCAATTAATAGTTATCCGAATACACTTGATAGAAATGACATACCGGTTCATGTGAGTGACACAGGGGTACAATATAACCTTAGGGAGTGTATTGACTTCAGACCTCACTGTGATATAGAATCCGGTGTAAGTTATTCAGCTACAGAATCTAGTGCAAACGCAGGAAGTGCTACACAAGATGTTGGTGTTACTCAACCAACATTCTCAACTTATGGTGCGCCATTAATTCCAGCAATAAATGAAAGTGCTACAACAGATATTGAGCACTATTTAGCTCGTATTGATTCTATTGTTGCAGATTCTTATGGTGAATTCTCATTAGTAAAAGGTAAAGAAAACGCAAGACCAGTTCCACCTCAAGTTGAAAACGATAAACTTGTAATTGCAACTGCTTTTGTTCCAGGTTACCCTGCGCTTTCATCTAAAGATGCAGACACACAACGCAAAAGAGAATATGCTGTAAGAATTACGCCAACTGGTGTTAAAGCATACAGAATGAAAGATATGCACAATCTTGAGAAAAAGATTGATAACATGGCATACTATATTTCGTTAAATCAATTAGAATCTGATACACAAAACTTAACAATACTTGATGAAAATGGCTTATCAAGATTTAAAAATGGATTTGTTGTAGAACCATTTAATAACTTATCTTTAGCTAATATTAACTCACCAGAGTTTAGGTCAGCAGTTCCATTTAATCAAAGGATTTTAACACCTGCTGTTAAGACATTCCCTATTGATTTAAAATATAAATCAAACACAAGTGGTACTATTTTCCCATCAGTTACTAATCCTAAAGTTGCTACATTAACAAGAGATTCAAATGTTGATGTTATTACACAACCTTATGCAACAAACTTTAGAAACTGCGTAAGTAACTTCTTTAAATATATTGGTGAAGGTGTTATTTCTCCACCTTATGACGCTTCTTACGATACAACTACAAACCCTGTTACTCTTGAAATAGACCTTGCAAGTCATTTTAGAGATTTTGTTGATAATATCCAGCAATTCTTGCCGATGACTGATACTACAGCTACTTCTACATTTGACCGAGACGAAGGTAGAGCTGGCAGACGTGGTGCTGGAACACAAACTACAACAATTACAACAAGAACAAGTGAAATTACTGTTAATGATTCAGTTATTAATATGCCTGTTGGTGACTTTGTATCTAACTTCGAATTTGAGCCATTCATGGCATCTCGTGATATTAAAATTTATATGAGCGGTTTAAGACCTAACACACCTCATTATTTCTATTTTGACGGTCAAGATGTTAATGCTCATATCATACCAGGTTCTACAGCGTCATCAGTTGATGGAATTGAAAGACTTGGAGATAAAGGTGTTACATCAGTAAGCACAGATGCAAATGGTAATATTTACGCTGTCTTTAATCTTCCAGCTGAAACATTCTATGTTGGAGACCGTGTATTAGAGATTGCAGACGTTAACCAATATTCAAGTATTGATTCTGCATCTACATCTAAAGGATTTATTACATATCGTGCATATAACTTTAGTGTTGAGAAAAGTGCATTAACAACTTCAACTCGTGCTCCAGATTTTGATGTCAACACAACTACAACGACTCGAAACGTTATTCGAAGAATTAGAGGTCGTGACCCAATTGCTCAGACATTCTTTATTAAGAAAGGTATGGGCCGCGGTTCAAACTCTGTGTATCTATCAGAGGTTGATGTATTCTTTAAACGTGTAGCAACAGAAAAGAATGGTATTACTTTACAAGTACGTGAAGTTATTAATGGTTATCCTACAAACCAAATTGTACCATTCTCTAAAGTACATAAATTACATACAGAATTAACAAGTGCTACGTCTGACGACGCTTCAGTAGCAACAACATTTGCATTTGATGCACCTATTAGATTAGATGTTGAAAAAGAATATGCCATTGTTTTACAGCCTGATGCTTCAGACCCTAACTATTTAGTATTTACATCTAAAGTTGGTGGTACTGATTTAACTCCTGGAACAACTCAAGGTACAGCAATCGTACAAGATTGGGGTGATGGCGTTCTCTTTACATCAACAAATAATAGCGCATGGTCTTCTTATCAAGATGAAGACATGAAGTTTACATTAAGACGTGCTAATTTTAGTGCTTCAACAGGTTCTGTTACACTTACAAATAACGATGACGAGTTCTTAACGGTCAATAACATTACTGGAGCATTTAATGTTGGTGAAAAAATTTACCAAGAAGACCCAGTATATGTTGCAACTCCACCTTCTAATGGAGTAAATGTTACACAAAATTCTAATGTAGTAACTTCAGGCGGCGATTTAAATACAATTTATAGTGATGGCGACTTTATTAAAATATCAAATGGTAGTGATATAGGAATTTATAAAATTGCAAGTGTTGATAGCGCAGTACAACTTACACTTACAAGTCCTTGGGGATTTGCTTCTGTTAATGGTACAGACCACTTACCAGTAACTGTTGGTACACTATCTTATTTAGATAAAAGGAATGCTGCAACGATGCATCTTACTGAAAGTTCAGCAACATCAACAAGACCATTCCAAGTTGGTCAAACGATTAAAGGATTAGATAGTACTAAGACTGCAGATATTACTTCTATTGATAACATTAATATTAGTTATTTCCAACCATTTATTAGTCAAATAAATGATTCTGTTTCTTCTACAACATTTGAAGGAACATTTGTATCGCCTGATAATGTTAACATTACTTACGATTTACCTTTACAGTTTAATGATAATAACCACTACAATCAAAAAGGTGTTATTCTTTATAGTAAATCAAATGACCCATCACGCACGAAATCATTTGATTTAATTGTTAATATGGAAAATAATAGCAATGTAACTTCATCACCGTTTGTTGATATTGAAGTATCTAAGCTATTAGCTTATCAATATACACTATCAAATACAGCTGCTGATTCTTCTGCCTTTGTTTCTAAGACTGTTGAATTAGCAAGTGATTTAGATGCTGAAGATATAAATGTTATAGTAACAGGGTACAGGCCTACGGGTACTGATATTAAAGTTTACATAAGAGCACAGAGCCCATTTGATTCTGCTGGATTTGAAACTGTGCCATGGACTGAATTAGAATTATTTGAAGGTGTTGGTACATTCTGTAGTAAAACTAATATTAGAGATTACAAAGAATTTAGATATAGAATTGCAGACGCAAATAAAAATGCCGGTGTTTATGAATACACAAGTAGCAATGGAACATTCCAAGAATTTAGAAGATTTGCTATCAAGATTGAATTACTATCATCTAATATTCATAATGCACCTACACTTATGGATTATAGAGCGATCGCCTTGACTTAGGAATTAATGATATGAGTAATATAAAAAGAGATAATAATAGTGGAGCAGTACTCAACACAGATGTGGCTGCGCTGAATAAATATAAAGTAGAGCGCAATTATTATCGTAAAGTAGATAAACTTCAAGACGATATTTTAGAAATCAAACGCAGTATAATTTCCATTTATGAGCGAATAGAAAAGCTGGAAAACAAGTAATGGCTAAAAATATATCAAACATACAGACATCAGATACATTTCAGCAATGGCTAGATAAAACTAACGAAATCAGTACTGCTTTTAGAACTGACGTAATTACAACTGGTTCTGGTGATTCTGCTGCACAAGGTAATGCTCAAATTACTGGTAATTTTACAGCTGCTACATTCTTAGGAGATGTTCAGACTGACGCGCTTTCGTCTGAAACAGCATCTGCTACTATTCAAGTTAATAGTCCAATTAAAGTTAATGGTGCATCTCAAACAACTGCCACATTTTCTAATGGAACTGGTGGTCAAGTTGAATTTACTAACGGTAGTTTAACATGGGATGTTGGTTTAAAAGATAGTGGTGGTAACTTTATTATTAATACTGGTGCTGGAGCAGATAAGCTTAGTTTAACCAGTGCTGGAACATTAACTGTTCCTAATTTAGTTGTAACTGAAGATGTTGTAGTAACTGAAGATGTTACTGCTAATAATTTTATTGGTGATGGTTCTCAATTAACAGGTGTTATATCGTCAGTAGCTGTTAACGACCTTTCAGATGTTACAATTACAAATGTACAAAATGGTCAAGTACTAAAATATAATTCAAGTTCAGGCTTATGGGTTAACGATACAGACTTTGACTCTGGTCTTAATGCTAGTACTCTTG